TTAACTTACTGATTTTAATAAGCCTCTGGTGTCACTTTGGTGACTATGGGGCATCATTGGGACATAATCTGTCAGCTTCTGATTCAGCATTGCGATCTGTTCTGCATTGCTGTCAGTCATCCATGCTCCGTATACATTGAATACCATCTGGGCACTTGCATGGCCCATCTGGCTGGCAATGAAGCTTGGGTTTGCTCCGGCAGATAATGACCAGCACGCATAAGTGTGTCGTGACTGGTATGCCTTTCGATGCCTGATCCCTGCACGCTTAATGGCTGTTTCCCATGAGTCACCTACAGAATCGACTTTGTAGACAAAACCTACCTGTTCGCTTTTTCTAACCACTTGAGGGTTAAACACGAAAGTACATTCATGGTTCACTGAACGTCCATATTCACGTAGTTGCACCTTGATGTTGTACTGCTTACCCAGTCTTGTCATTTCAGCCTGATTTTTCAGGACACTGATAGCGGGCTGGATAAGGTGCACAACCCTGTTTGTGCTTGCTTCAGTTTTCGGTAGAGTGAACTCACCAAGTTTCGTATAATTGCGCCTGATGGTAATTGTTCCTGCCTTCAGATCGATATCTTCCCAGGCCAGGGAGACCAGTTCACCGTGACGCATTCCTGTGTACACAGCCAATGACCACAGGTTTTTCGTCTGCTGATGTCGGCAAGCATCTATCAGGCGAATAAATTCGTCACGAGTTAGCGGATCTGGCTCTGCCCTGGCTCTTTTAAGAGGCTTAATTCCCTGGAAGGGATTTGCTTCTAAGTAACCGTGATCTGCAGCAAACTGAAACATTCCAGCGATTGTCGTCATGTAATAATTTACAGTAACAACGCTCCGTCCTTTTGCTGCTTTGTTTTTCATTGAATTCTGATACCCGGTCAGCAAATCTTTCCTGATATACAGCAATTCCTCTTTGGTTACCGATGACACCAGTCTACTGCCTCCAATTTTCGGAACCATCGTTCTTGCAACGGATTCATAGCGATTGAATGCATTTGCAGAGATTTCCATTCGTTTCAGATCCAGCCACTTTTCTTCAAGTTCCTTCACCGTAATTTCTTTTTTACTTACCCCAAAAGCCTGAAGGTTGGGGGAGTCAGGGAACTGTGCAGCATAATCAAAGCTTCCTGTGCGGATGGCAAAACATACTGATGTCCGCAGTTCCCCGGCGATCTTCCTGTTCTTGGCAGTGTCAGGGACACCAAGATTTTCCCTGACACGTTTACCTTTAAAATTAAACCAGATGCGTAATGTGCCGCCGTGGTTTTCGACGCCTGTTGGATATTTGACTTTATCCATCGATACCTCCAGACGCCCAAGAGCGATACGAGCTTACATATTTCATGATATTAAATCACCTGGGTTGTTTGTTTTTCATTGAGGCGACCCAGGCATCTATTGCTTTTCTGTTATACATACATTCACTGGAAGGCTTTGGATTACCGTCTGGTGATACGTGAATATACTCTCTTCCAACCATCCAGCATTCTTTCCGGGCCCGAAGAATTGTGCCTGGTTTGAGCCCGGTAATTGCGATAAGAACGCTTTCACAAACCCATTCATTGGGAGCCAGTTGAATCACATTGCCCATGTATTACCTCACACAACACTCAGCCCACGGCAGTGGCAACACACTTCAAACATTCGCTTCACAACTTCACGACAGTAGAAGCCGTCAACATCTCGCGTCAGGTCATAGCGATTGCCGTAACGCTGGTGGACCCATCGTTCAAATGCTTTATTCATTCTTTACTTCCTTTTTATGGCTCGTAATTTTTTCAGGTGCTTTTCCTGCTCAGTGTCCGCGAGAATTTTGCGGTACTCCTGGTGGTCAATATGTTCGAACAGGCAGTTTAACTCACCAATGCGTACCCGCCCGGATCGTCCGTCCATCCGTCGAAAGAACACTGAGTGCTCAGTGATGCGAGTAATCACCACGGGGTATCCGGCTCTGTCCGTGTATATCTGACCGCGTTGAATCAAAGCGAACATGTGGTTATCCCCATCGACAAATCGAGAACACAACAAACGCTGCTGCGAATACCACCCCCAGAGTTACGATTGCATCAGGCCAGCTCATTGATTCACCTCCTGCCTGTCGTCCGGCATTCGCTCACTACAGCTTATCCAACCATCCGGAGTTACCGGAGAGTTGCCCGATAGTGCATTCTGCTCCAGTGATGCTTTTACAAACCACGCTGCCTGAACTATAACGCCATGAATCCAGCGCAAATCAGCATCGCGATCTTTCTTTTTCATCTTTTCGCCACTTAAGGCCTTGCTTATGTGGCTGCGTACCAGGTCTTCATGTAATTCCTTCGCCTCCTCAATGGTGAAACCACCAGGCAGAAGAGCCGGAGTTACCGGAGAGCTGGTTGACGCTTCCGGGATTTCCCGAAAATTATTGGTTGACGAATTCTTGCTTTCCCGAAAGTTTCCGGACTGAAGCATGGCGGTGCGGCAGGCGTTCCATATTTCGGCAGCAATATCGCGCTCGCTATCGGTTAATTTGTACGTGGAAACATAGCCAGAGAGCATTTCTACGTTTTCCGGAGTTGCTTCTTCCGGCACTACCGGCGCTGGCAAGGCAGCGTGATAGTAGAGTGGCATAGTTTTGTACAGTGGTTCGCCAGGACTTCTGTCAACCTGATTCCATTCTTCAACCCAGGCATCAACAACCGCTTTGCTGGTTGATACATGTTCTTCTGAATCTACATTTTGTCCTGATATACAGAACATAACTGCCTCTGCTTCCAGCGATGCCAGAGCAATTTCATAAGCCCGACGCTCAATATTGTCTCGGATGTCCAGGCTGCCTATACGCTCTTTGATTTCTTTAATCAGTTCTTTGTCGGTTAAAGTGGTCATGGGTCAGTTCTCAACCAATAGTTATGTGAATGAAAGAAAGCAGCCAAAGAATGGACTCAATAACTGCCCAACCAATAACGGCGCAAATGACACCGAAAACAACGAAAAAACCAGTACCAGGCAAATTATTGAACATCCTCACTCTCCTTTGATGCCAATGTTTACAGCCTGGCAAGCCTCTTTGAGCACCCAGTCAACAGCGTCTTTCCATGCTCCGGTTTCGACTGGCGGGTTCTCACGTTTTACCTGCTCATAAAAACGCACCGCTTTAATCAGTCCTTCAGGTACTACTGGCGATGGCTGTTTAGCTTCTAAATCAGCAATTCTGTCAACTACGGCATCTACTGCATCTGAAAAACCGAACCAGTTACTCCACTCAGGCCTATCCCCGGTTGCTGCAAAATACATATCAGCTAAAGCAGACTCAGCATGGTCACGCTCGTTAATGAGTTGCTCTTCGCTTTTCTCCAGTTCAGCAATACGCTTACTTCCATCCGAGATAACACCTTCGTAATACTCACGCTGCTCGTTGAGTTTTGATTTTGCCAACTCCAGTTGTTTTGTTAGTTCCGCAATACGGCAAACATCGTTGATACGCGTTTCCTCTAATGCGTTGATCTCATCCAGCAGTGCCAGCACGGTTTCTGGTCCGGTCAGAAATTTGAAGGCGTTGAGCGCATCAATATCCACACCGTAATCTTTAAGTTCCTGTTCACTTAACAAATCATCATCAACTGGCAACATTAACAGGCGTTCCATTGCTGGAATTGCACGTTCCACCACCTCACGCAGTGCCTGGTAATTAATTTCGCTCACTGGTTGCCTCCTTTGCGAAGCTGGGCAGCAAAGTCAACTAACCACTCAGTCATTTCAACCTTCCCTACCAGGTCTGAACCAGGGTACATACAGCAATCACTCTGCGCCGCTTTGAAATCCTTATACTCATATTCTTGGGCCACCAGATTTTTTGCAGCTTCTATAGCAGCATCCACCCCCTGCGCCCGGAC